CTGCTCTCGCTGCTAGATCCTGAACTCGACTCCGAGCTGGACTCCGAACTCGACTCAGAACTGGATTCAGAGCTACTCTCTGAACTGGACTCTGAACTACTGGAACTGCTGCTACAGGGACAGTGCCGGATCATCACCAGCATCCAATGATTCGGACCGGCCATGTGCCGCAGGAGCACTTCCGTATCTTTCGGTAGATACTGGCAGCCGGTCTGCGGATCGATCAGAGCGGCCGGATGGATGCTAATCAGGCCGTAGTCGTCATGGGCCAGACCGGTAATTTGTGTGTCGCGTCCCTGCTCGTAGGCGTCCTGGAAAGAGACTTCTGCTTGTTGGCATGCGAACCATTGGTCGCTCTTAACCTTGGCCGGGACCAGCTGTTCGTAGGTGTCTAGCAACAGCCAGAGGCCGCTGGGGTAATGGTAGATAGCCCACACCCAATCGCCCTCCGCATAGCGGGGAGGAAGCAGATGGTCTTGGCCGTCTTGGCCACGGAAGGGGTTGCGGTTCAGGCCGGGGTAGGCCGTTGGGGCCCAGAGGCGGATGCGCTGCTCCGGTACAGCCGGCGCCCAGGCTTCCGCCGGGCCTAAGCCCCGCTGCAAGATCACCGCTTCGCAATAGTGCCAGGCCGTGGGCAGAAGCTCCTGGTCTTGGCCGGGGGGTACATGCTGCCAGCCAGATGCAATCTGCACTAGCTGGATCGGCTGTCGCGGACGGACCAGCAGCCGCTGGCCTTCGGCCGACTGATCCAAGTCCATGCCATCGACGGTCCAGTTCAAGGCGGCCTGAGTGCCGCGGAGATGTTCGGCGGCATGGGCCGCCAGGATCGGATCGCCCGGCTTTGGTATCGGAAGCGTGCGCATGGCCGTTTGTTTTCGGATCTTTCAGGAAAACGGTGGCTTCGGCCTTTCAGCTGAACATGTTGGAAAAATCGACCTTCTGGTATCGGTCCACCCATTGGCCGCTGCCATTGTTCATCTTGATGCGTTGCCAGCCATCAGGCCTGTACTCATGGTTCCAGCCGTAGGTGTTCTGTCCGACCTTGATCCCACGGTAGGAGAACTTCGCCGTCAGTTTCCAACACCACGGCATGGTAATGCTAGCGCGGGTAGAAGGGGCCATTTCGTAGCCGAGAAATAAGATGGTCTCCGGCGGGCAGCCCAAGAATGATCCATTGTTCACGCAGCCCAGCTTTTCCCGCCAGCTGCTAATTGGGGGATTGTCTACATAGTCCCATATGAGTGTATATTCCGCTTTGCGCACAAGGATGCGGCCTGCCGGGGAGTCATCTTCCGGCAGTGGCTGGCCCGGATAACCATTGGAATTATCCTCCCAGCGGACGGCCCGGGCAGGCAGGCGCATCCACTCACCTCCAGCCTGTATCATCAGCATCAGAGCGGTATCAGGGCGGACTGATGGTTTAGGAATCGGCCAGGGCTGATTGGCAAAATCGGTGGCGTATTCCGCTGTCAGTTTAGCCCAGTCGTAGCTGATTTCCCCTGCGCCGCCGTAGGCCTTGGCTTCGCCGGGAAACGGCTCGATCTTGACCTGGTTGCACCAACAGTAGGGGATGCTCGGATGCGCAGAACCGAGCAGCGATTCTGCTACAGCCAAGCGACTTGCCCACGGCACGCGAAAAATGCGGGTAGCGGAATTGCCGCTTCCGATCTGATGGGTGGAACTGTTGCTGCCGGTAAACTCGCTCATGCGGCCAGCCTCCTTGCTCAGCCGTAGGCGGCTTGCAGGCGGCCGCCGACGACTTGAACGCGCACGGTGTTGCCGTCGACGGCCTGGGAGAGTTTGTCGGTGGCTTCGGCGGTTTTTTGCGTGGCGTCGACGATTTTTTCTTCTTGCCGACGTGCCGCTTCTTCCTGCATCTGGTTGGCCAGGGCTTCCAGAGCCACAAAGCGAATCCGCGCTTCCGTGCCGGCCTGTTTGGCAGCCTGGGCGGCAGCGGCAGCCGGAGCGGCGGCAGTCGTAGCCGCTGTCGGTGCGGCGGCAGGTGCTGTAGCGGCCTTGATTTCCGATTCCGCTGCCGCCGCGGCCTTCTTTTGCTTGCGGGCGTAGAACTCTTCACGCCTTTTAGCTAACTCCGCTTCCAATCGCTCCAAGGCTGGGGTGGTCTTTTTAATATCCGCCTCCACAAACTCCGGCATTTTTTTGATGGCCGACTGGAACCCTTGCGTAAGCGGGGTCCAATCGAACTCCCACCGGCCGCCCTTGACCCAGGTCCAAAAGGCATTCCACAGGTTCTTTAGGTTCGTGATCAGATTGCTGAACGTGGTCTTGGCCAGGTTCCAGATATCCGTTAGCACGTCGCGCCAGTTTTCCAGGAACCACGTAAGCAGAATCCAGGCGTTCTGGAAGAAGGCTTTGATCTGGGGCCAGAGGTTTTCACACCAGAGCTTAAACCGCTCCCAGGCGATGGCTAGATACAGACGCCAATTCTCAAAGAAAAACTGCACCGAGGCGAGCCAATTGGTCATCGTGGTTTTGAACTCTTCGGTACTTTGCCAGAGCAGCCCGCCCAGCAAGGTGGAAAATATCTGCTGCAGCAGATTGCCGATCCAGGAGAAAACCGTCGAAACTACTTCCCAGATCATGCGGCATGCGGCAGCGAAGGTTTCATAGACTTGGGTGACGGTCTCTTTCCACTGATCCAGAAAACCGCGGACCCATTCCCCGGCGGAGCGGATTTTTTCGCCCAAGCCACCGAGCCAATCGCCCAGACCGGCCAGCAGCCCTTTGACGTTAAAGGTTTCGATGAAGGCTGTGCCCAGTTCGGCAAGAGCCGTTTTCAGGTTGCCGGTCACGGTGCTCCACAGGCCGCCGGTGGTCTTGGACAGGCGTTCCATGCCGCCGGCAAACTGGCCGCCGGCATCTGTGAGGCGGGCGATGGCTGCCTGCACATGGGAAAAGCCGACCCGGCCCTCGCTGACCAGCTCCCGGACCTGGGTTTCGGCAACGCCCAGCACCGCGGCCAGTTCTCGGGTAATGGGGATACCGCGGGCCTGCCAGGATTCAAGCGTTTCGGCGGTCAACCGGCCCTGGGCTTGTACTTTGCCGTAGATGGCGGCAAGATCGGCTAAACGGGCTCCGCTTAATGCGGCAATATCGCCCAAGCGCCGCATGGTAGGCAGGATGTCTTGGGCCGCCGTGCCGTAGGCCAGAAGCTGCTTGGCCACTTCGCCCAGTTCCATCTGCTCAAATGGGGTGGCCGCAGCGAACTTGTTGATCTCAGCCATCATCTGCTTGGCCGCGTCGGCAGAGCCCAAGAGCACCTCAAACTGGGTGGCCAGGCTTTCGGTTTGTGCGGCAAGGCTCATGATACCGCCGACGCCGGCTACGCCGGCTGCGCCGAGAGCAGCGCCAGCCAGTCCGGCGGGGCTAGCCAGACCTGCCAGGACATTGCTCAGGCCGCGGATCGGTGCCGTAGCGGCGCTGGCCAGGCTCTGTAGGCCCCGGCGCACCGAGCCGAAGGCCGCCTGCACGCCGGCCAGGCCCTGAACGCCAAGTTCCGCATAGTACTGGCCGATCTTGGGCATAGGTTAGCCCTTTTTGCTTGCCAGGAATGCCTGCACCTGCTGAGGAGTCATCCAGACCGTTCGCTTGGGTCGATCGACCGGCAGCCCCAGAACCATGGCCGCTTCCAGCGGCGTAAGCTCCAGCACGACCTGAGGCGGCCAGCCGAACCGCTCCGCACAAGCACGAAACAGATCCTGCCAATTTAGGCTGTCTGGGTGGTGGTAGGGTTTTCGCTGCTGGAACCTCCGACAGCGCCTTCATTGGCCGCTGCCGTCAGGATGGCACTGATCTGCGGACCATGCTGCTCCCGGGCCTGTTCGAGCCAGACGAGAGCATCGTCCAGGGTCTTGATCTGCTGGCCATGATGCCGCCGGAGCACAAGAAATGCCGCAGCGGCCAGTTGCAGACTTTCGGGCAGTTCCTCCAGGTTTTCTAAGCGGAAACGCCGCTGCTGAGCCGCCGCGGCAAACGCGGCCTCCCAGTACCGAGCTTGCTGCTCTGACGGCACCAAGTGGGCATGGCGGGCTGCCTGTTCGATCGGATCCGGTAGCCGCGACAGGATGGCCGATTCCAGAGCGGCCAGGTCCGCTAGCCGCGGGGCAGCCAGGCGCCACATCTGGCTGCCCACAGCAATCTCCCGATACAGATGGCCGGTTATGCGGGCAAGTCCATCCATGCGTACATCTCCTGTAGGCGTAGGTTGCGGACCGCCGAATTAGCTTCCGCCGCTATAGGTCCATGCGCCGCTGGAAACAAAGCTGGCCTTAAACCCTACCGGTGCGCCGGTGTCGATGTCCACCTCGTAGGCGATCTCGGAGACGATCGCATTTCCGGAGAGCTTTAGGTTGCCGGTTTCCAGCACCAAACCAATGATGCTGCCGACGCTAATCGGCGCGCTGACAGCGTCCGATTGCAGTTTGGCTTCCAGATCGCCGCTGATCTCTTCGGTGCCGGCAACGGCCAGTTTCCAGCCGCCGGAGTCGCTGGAGCCAAACGTGGTCACGTTCGATTTGTGCGTGGCCGACCACTTGGTCACGTCGGCCAAATAGTTCTGGCCCACTTTCACCTTTCCGCTTCTTCCGCTAAAGGCTGCCATCGGCGTCCTCCTTGACAGATCACCAACATTCTCAGTTGTTTCTACTCTCCGGGGCGAATCCGCCCCGGCCCATGGAAGCTATAAGGTCATGGCGTCAAACTGGATCGCAGCTTCGGCAATCCAGCAGCGGGATGGGCTTGTCTCTGGGCGCTGGATCGTCATCTGCAGGCTAGCCAGTTGCATGGGGCCGTACCGCTGCGAGGTCCAGCCGTCCAGATGATCCCGCATGGATTCCCGCAACGCCTCCAGGGTCGCTAGGTCCTGGGCCTGCGCCACTGCCTGGATGGTAATCTGCGGGTAGCGTCGGCTGCTGGTCTGCAGACCGTCGGCAATTTGCTCTGCGACCAGTCCCAGACACGGTAAGGCTGCTCCGGGATTGGGCGGCCCCAAAAAGACCCGCTCGGCCGGTACAATGCCCGTAAGCTCCGTCTTCGTACTCCAATGGGCCTGGATGGCTTCCAGTACGCTCGGAGCAGGATCTGGCATAGCAGGTTCTCCTGTTCGGGTTATTCCGATTGACCATGTCGCTGCAGGGCGGAACGAAGGATGTTTTCCACGGCCCCGCGGCAGCGGTCCAGCGTGGGCCGAAGCCAAGGCCGTGGCTCAATTCGGTCTGTCCCCAGCTCCAGGTAGGCCATGTAGGCCGCATTGGTGGCCGGCCCCACGCGTGCCGTTTTCGTCTCAGGGTAATACTCCATCAGGATGTTGCGCCGTCCAAAACTGGTACGGACCATCGGCGCCTGCCCGGGAGCTGAACCGATAAACACGGTGTATTGGCTCCCTTTGGGGCCGGCCGAGGTTGTTCTCCGGCGTTTTCGCCTGATCCGTTTGGCCGGTCGATTACATGCTAGCCGCGCTTGCGTCAGCAGCAGGCTGGCCGCCCGCTGCAAGGCTTGATCCAACGTCCGGTCCAGGTCCTGCAGGACCCGATCACCCAGCCACCGCACCGTAACACCCATCGCCTCGACTCCTCAGGTGTAGCCGGCGCTCAGGATCTCTACGGCATCCGGATCCACTGCACCGGCGGCGTCGTACTCGGCAATCAGCTGCTGGAGTTTTTCGATCTGCGCACACAAAAACTCTTCGTATTCGTTCCAACTGTAATCGGGCGGCGGTTGCTGTGCGGCCAGTTCCGCCGCATACCGATCCCGGGCGGCAATCAGGTCCTCTCGGTATCCCATCCGTAGGACTCCTTGATTCTGGGGCCTATCTGACGGTCCATCGGGAGCGTCGGCGGCCTAGGAGTTGCTGGTGTTCCTCGGTTTCTTCTCGCATCAGCCGCCGTAGGGCGTCTCCATAACAGCGAGCACAGTAGGGCTCCTTGATCGGACGGCCATGCGGGCTTTGCCAGTACAGGTCCCGGCTCATCCTGCCGCACTGGCGGCAGACGGCTTTTGGTGGTCGTCGGCTGGCTTGGGCGTGTCGGCGGCCTGCGGGCATGGCAGCCTCCTACCGAAATAGGGCGGCAATCGTCTGCGCGGCCAGCAACACCGTAAAACCGGCCACGCCGCTTACGACCCATAAAATGGCCGATACCTTGGTGCAAAGCCCTGTCGCACCGTTGCCGTACAGGGTTCGTTCGACCCGTTCGAGCCGCCGTTGTTGTTCCGTGTAAATAGCTCGGATTTCTGCAATGCCAACCTGAATGTCGGCAAGCCGAGCGTCGATCTGTTTGAAATGTTCCAGACAGCCCGGTTTGGGAACGCCCAGATCACAATCGATCTTAGGTGTCATGCAGTTCTTCCTTTCTTGGCCGAAGCGGCAGGTTCTCCAGGCGTCGGTCGCGGCAGGACCAAGTCCAAGGCTTTGCTCAGTTTATCCACGAACCAATCATCGATGGTCGAAGGAGTTTTGGCTGCCCATCGCTGAAGCAGTTTTTCTACTTCCAGCGGATCACCAGTCTTTTTCCGATTCCGGATGTCCCGCCAAATCAGAACTGCCGCCACCAGCACCACCACGACAATCGGCACGCCCCAACCGATAGGCAGTAGGCTAAGGATATAGTTTTTTACTTGCCCTAACAGGGTGGCGCCGATTTCTTCGGCATGCTTTTTCGCCTCGGCGGCAAGACCGACGGCGCTTTCGGCCTTGGCCGCTGCCGAGCCGTTTTGAGAAGCCAATTGGGCAACCGTCCCATCCAGTTGGCTAACCTTGGCTTCTACGGCGGCTAGTTTCGATTCCAAAGCAGCTATCCGTTGCAAAACTTCCGTAGGCACAGCTGCAGGCGGTTGAGAATAACTCGGCGGTTGCGAATAGGCAGGCGGCTGGACTGGTACTTGCGGTTGTGCTGGCGGTATAGGTGCACGAGGCATAGGTTGCGGAGGAAGCGTCTGACCGTGCTCCCGCGCGTCCCGCCTGTCCTCTAACCATGCATTCCATGGAAAAATATAGCGGACCGATGTAAAGAAGTTCACCAGTTGCGGTAGGCTTGTACACAGGGTTTCGTGGCCATCGGTTCCCCAGATAACGCCGACAATACCTTCTTGAGTCCAGACCGGTCCACCGCTGTCACCTTGACGCGCCGGTCCGGTAATCACCCAGTCCCCTGTCGAAGTTTGCCGCACCAGGCGTCCGGCCTTATGCTGCCAGCCTTGCCTACTATCAAAACCGCCGAATCCAACCACGGAGCGCATGGCTGGTACATCAGAAGCAAGACGCGCCAGGCCGGGCGCACGGCCTTGAACGACCACAATGGCCGCATCCGCCTCATAACACACCACTGCCGTGTAGCCAGAAAGCCGGGTTCCATCGGGAAATGTTGCTACGGCTGGCGTGTTCACACGCTCAACGACGTGTCGGGCAGTTAAGATCGCCGACTGCTGGCCATTGCTGGAAATGGCCGTGCCGGTCCCGACCGATTTCATCTGGCCTGCGCCAACTTCCAAGCGGCAGACCGCCAAGCTCGGCGGTGTGGTTTCAATACCCTTAGGCGGTGCTGGCCGATCCGACGGCGTCGGCTGGTAGTGGGGTGGACGGCAAAATCCGCTGTCACACTGGGCCAAGATGGGGCGCTGTAGCCCCACAGCCAACAGCACACAAAAGCCTACGAGCACGTAGCTGAACGGTCGCATTGTGCGTCCCTCCTTGGACCTGGGATTTCGGTTTTACTCTTCTCTGCCAGCCTAGCCGCAAGCGGTGCCAGGCATGCCAGGATGTCGGTAGCCGCCCGGATCAGTGCGGCGGCTTCCGGCAAGCCAAGCCGCTCGTCTTCCAGGGCATCAAGGACCGCCTGGCGGAGTTTTTCAGCCTGGCTGAGCAGTTCCATCATGCATCAGGACGGCATCTGTCGGCTCCAAAGCCGCGGTTCGACCACCACGGGAGTGCCCCGCTCGCTGGCCTTGAAGGCAGCCACCACGTCGTGGCTAAAGGCCAAGGCGCCGCTTCGGTCTTCTTCGACCTGTAGGTCCCAGTTCCGGTAATACCGGAAGCCCCGCACCAGATCGCCGTAGAACCAGATGCCTGCGGCCGTAGCAGCCGGTTGCCCCGACGCCACCAGGCGGCTATAGACCAATGGGCTAACCACGACCTGCAGGTTCATGCCGGCCAAGGGGTTGCCGGCCACGACCACGTTGCTCGATCCGCTTCGGGTCTCCGTGGCCGAGACGATCCGGTTGGCCGTGGAGCGCAGTTGTGGCGGGACGAGAATCACCCGCTGCGTCAAGATGGGCGGCTGCCCCGTGCCTGGCATCTGGATACCCAGGAACAGGTCTTCGGCCGCATCAACATCGGTCCAGTCGGCCAGGGCGTTGACCTGCTGATTCACGTAGCGGCTGCCTGGGGTCGAGTAGAACAGGTCGTGACTGCTTTCGGCCGAATCGCCCACGCGTTTTTCCACGACACAACCGCTCACAGCGCCGACGATGTAATCGACCAGAGCCGTCTCTTTTTCTAGTCCGATCCGCTCGCCAATGCGGCGGGCTTGGTCCAGAATCTGGCCGGTCTCATCTTGCAGGATGGCCTCTTTGGTGATCCGGACAATGGCCCCGCGTTTGACGGTCTCCGGTGTCTTGACGTACTCGTCGTACATGCCAAGAGCCGGGTATTCCTGGCCTTCGGCGACCTGGAGCGTCTTGCCGTCGGCAAGCGGCAGGCTTACGCCGGTCAGCCGGGCCTGTCGGGCGCGGCCGTCGATGGCCGGCACCAGACGGCTGAGCGTAAACTCAGGCAATTGGTAGCCTTCCAGCACCGCGGCGTTGAGAATCTGCCCTGTGATCGTAGCGAAGGCCGATGTAGTCAGCGCACCGTCGGCTTCTAGCAAGTGGGTGCCGCGGCAATAGGCTTCCAGGCCGGCCAGGCCGATCGGCTCACCCTGCCGGTCGGTGATGAAGTTGGCGGCAAGATCACGCAGGGAAAAGTCTTCCGGACGCAATCCGCCCGGCTTGCCTGTACGCCCACGCTCCAGCGCTTCGTGCAAATCCTGGAGCGTGGTCTTGGGGTCCGCGCAAAACTGTCGGAAAATCTCTTGGGCTTTGACCATCGTGTACCTCCTTGTACTCCTGGTAACCCTGGGAAAACTGCCTTAGCCGCTGTTAAGCACCGGCGGAAACTTTGACGGTTCCATTGTCATTCCACAGTGCGCCGGCCACGCCGGGATTGGTCGTCGGCAGCGAAGCGAGGATGTTGTTGCCACTGCGCGACAGACTCCGACTGCCGAAGATAATGGCGGCCCCGTCGGCTAAGTTCAACGTGCCGACAGCCGACGCGTGCAGTCCCAAGTGCGAGAGCCGGCTCAGGATGCGGCAATACACGGCCGTCTCGGAGGTGCTCTTCGACGCTACGGCCACACCGATCCCCTCGGCCGTGGAACTGGCTGCGGAGACGGTCTGATTGGCCATCGCCGTGCCGTTGCCGCCAGCAAGGACTTGGCCCACTTCCATGCCGGTGCCGTCGCCGCTAGGAGCAGCAAAAAGAAAATCCCCTTCCGTGGCGACCAGCACTTGGCCAGTCCGGCCGGCTTCTTTGGCCGACAAAGCAACCCCCACAAACGCCATGGCCAGGTTGGTCTTCTTTTCTGTGTAGTTGGCCCCGCTAACCACGGAGGCCGGGCGCACCGCATCGTGGGTCGCATCCCACCAGACCAGGTCGCCGATCTCCACCGCATCGGCCGCATAGGCCGGCAGGCTTACGGCCCGCACATCCCCACGCACAAACCGAAATTGATTCGCCATCGTTCAAACTCCTTTTGGAAACTAAGGATCCGTCATTTCCACATTCGTACCCGGTCTTCAAAGCTTCCGGGCAAACCGCCCAGCGGACGGCTCGACAGGACCGTGCTGGGCCGGATGAGCCGGCGCAGGTCTTCCAGCATTGCCTTGCGCCGAGCGTCGTCGGCCTGCTGCAGGGCTTCCAGCAGGCTCTGGGGCACATCCTGTGGACTCAGCCCCGCCTGCTGCAGCTCCTGAGCGAGCTGCTCTTTACGCCGCAGCGCGTCTAGCTCCGCGGCCAGCCTGTCGCGCTCTTCTTTGAGCCTGATCAGTTCGGCCTGCGCTTCCCCGGCCGCCTGAATCTGAGCGACCAGATCCGGCCGGGCCTGCTTGAGTTGTTCCAGCGTCAGATTCTCCAGGTCCATAACACCCTCCTTGGTTCCAGTAACGTCCGAAACATCCAGTCCGAATTTCCGTGCAGCATCCAAGGCACGCTGTCGGGCCAAGGCCAGATGCTCCTTGGCCAGTTTCCGATTGGCGGCAATCCGCTCCAGACTCCGCCGCACCGCCTGCGGCGTGTGGATCGGGAAATACCGCTTATGAAGCGGCCAGGTGCGGTTGCCAATTTTCACCCCACCCGGAAGCACCAAGGCAAAGGCCTCATCCGGCAGCCGATCTACGTCTTCCCTATCTTCCGGCGGCTCCTCGGCAGGCTCCGTCGGGTTGCTGTCCGGGGCGGCCGCTGGCTCTACGTTCGCATCCGCTGCTGGTTCGGCCACTGCCCCGGTCGAGCGATCCTCGTACAGGCTCCGCGTGGTAGCCGGCTCGGCCACCAGATCCACACTGCGCACCTGCTGGATCGACTCGACGATCAGCCGACCGCCTTCCATGCGGGTGCGTCCTTGGGCGTCGTGCGAAAGACCGACGTTTTCCGGACAGTTCTCCGCATCCCAAAGCAACTGCTCGGCCAGCGGATGCTTCGGGTTAACGAGCAGATCGCCGTACAGCCCGTTGGCTTCCATCCGCACGTTCAAGAGCCTGCCGATCCGGTCCCGGTAGCTGCGGCGTCCTGCGTCCTGATGATCCACGTTGACCGGCCGGCCTTCATACAGATGCTTGGCCTCTAGCAGCGCTTGGGGCAGGTAGCGCCGGCCGTTTTGGCTTTCTAGGCCCAGCACCTTGACGCCCAGGATCATGCTGCGCTGCCGGTCCACGCGAAGCGGCAGTCCCCTGTTGGTCGTGTATTCTAAAAGCCGCTGGGCGCCGTCCTGGCTGGCGTCCTTGCCTCCAGCGGCCGTAGCAGGCTGGGATTCCCGGATGACGGCGGGCATCTCCTCGGGGTCCGCGTCCGGATGCACCTTCTTCCACGCCCGGCGTATCCGCTCTTTAACGGCAGGCAGGTCTTCCGGCGGAATCTGGACCCGGTTGCCCCGGAAACCGCCGGGTCCCAGGGCGGCAATGGCCATGCCGACTTGCCGGGCTGTTTCCTGCTTTTCCGGGTCTTCCCACAGACGCAGTTTCCAGGTGCTGGGCCGTTCCGGGTCCGGCACATAGGCGTAGGCCTCGGCCGGAAACTGCATCCCGTTTTCCGTTTTGGTCGGTCGATCGGCCATCCGTAGCCCTCCGGTGGGGCCGAAGTTTTTCTCTGCACTGGTCCAAAGCATGGGGGGGCGTGCTTGTCAGGCCCGCCGCTCCCACAAAAAGGGGATTTTATCCGAACTTGTCTGAACTTGTCCGAAGTTATGGGATTTTTGACGCCTTCGGTTGGCAAAATCAGGCCAATAAAAAAGGGCCAGACGCGATCCCGGCTCGTTGAGCCGAGACGGCGCCTGGCCCCAGCTATTCTGGTAGCCTGAGGTGCCTTCTATAGTAATTTCGTAGCGCGTTGCCCCGGAAGCGTCAAGGGGCAAGAGAAAAATTTTTTCCTTTTTAGCCTATCGACCACCTGCCTTTCTGGGGTAGGCGGAAGAAACCTACTCCATGATACATAAGGCAGATTCACGAAGGGCTTGGCTGTTTAGTCTCACTTGAGTCCGAGGCATTTCGTCGTAGGTGCGTCCGTCCAGTTGGCGTCCGGTCAAATCCTTGCGGGTCCCGCCCCACTGTTTGAAAAAGAAGGGGACGTTTTCCCTCCGGCACTGGCGCAAAATGGAGCGTATCCATTCGACCCGCATAGGTCGTGCGCCCGGGCCCGATTCGCCGCCGACAACAACCCAATGAATCCCGGCCAGATCCAAATCTTCCAAGGGACCGAGAAGCGGCTCACAGGACACAAAGCACACTGCCGCTGGCACACTGCGCAGGTCGTCTATTCGATCCTTAACCGAAGCGTTTTCCACCGTAACTCCCATCCACAGGTTGGGTGGCCAGGGCAACAGATCGACCAATTCCCGCAGACGCTTGCTCCGCTTGGTCAACACCTGAAACGTGTGCCGCGGACAGGCTTGTATGGTGGCAAAGACTTTTTGGATGAACTCCACCGGCACGCGCTCATGGAACAGGTCGCTCATCGAATTGACGAACACCAGCCTGGGCGTGTGCCAAGATTTAGGCAAATCGAGGACATCCTCATGCAGGGTAACGGCAAACCCGTTTTGATACCTGGCGTTACCCATTGCCTGCAACCGGAGCGCCATCCGTTCCGCATAACAATTTTTGCATCCTGCACTGACCTTGGAACAGCCGGTTACCGGATTCCACGTCGCCTGAGTCCATTCGATTTTCGAGCGATCGGCCATTAGTTGGCTCTCCTCTGGTCGAATTGAAGAGGTTTGCTAGGAGCCATGGCACCATTCTCCTTGGACGGAGCGTTTTCCCGTCGGTCAAAGGGCCGGTTAGGCCTTATCTCGGCCTTCTAGGCGGCGGTGGATCAGCCGCACCGTGCCGCCTTCCCAGGTGATCTCAATGCCCACAGTACCCCAGAACTTGGCCCGTTCGGCTTCGTCAAACAGTTGATCCAGGCGTTGGTGAGCAAGAAGCCGCATCCTGGCGTTATGATCCTGGGGGGCTGCCTGGGTGGGCTTGTTCGACGGGCCTGTTGGAACTTGGCCCGGCTGCCCCTGAGGATTGACCGCCAATGGGCTGGATACGCTTGGGCCTGCCGGACTCTGAAAACCCGCTGGTTTTGGGCCAGGTGCTGCTGGTCCGGCCTGGCCAGCAGGACCGCTCCCCGGCAGACGTTGGCCTTCTGGACCTGAAGGCGGCAGACTCCTTGCCGACTGGCCTGGCTTGGCCTGACCCGGCCGGTCCTCCTTAACCATTCGATGCGAACCTTCCGCCATACAATCCCTTTCCCAAACTGGAAGTGCCCCTGCGTGGAATCAATACGTCCTTGCTTCAACGAGCTTCTTGGGTTATCCTAAAGCCAGGGGGCTGTCGGCATGCGGACATCCAGCGCAGCCCCCTGGCCTTAAGGACTGCTGGCCATGGGATATCTGGAAACGTTGGTCTTGTTGACCTTTGCTCGCTCTTGGATATGGTTCCGCAATTGGTCAAGATCTGGACTGAATGGCTGCAAGTTCATTTTACAACGGATCGTCTGTCCATGCAATCGCCAGAGATCCCTTCCTTGGGGGGATTGCATCAGGTCGGCCAAGAACTTCGGCGGCCGCCTGAGGGGCCGGGGCCGACAAATCCCTGGCTGGCCGCCTGTCGGAACAAACGCTCCCGCTCGGCCAGCATCCGGCGGACCTGCTGGAGCCGCTCAGCCCGCTCTTGCGGAGTTTCGGCCTGGAGGGTTTCGATCGGAAGCAGACGGCCCTCCGGGTCGATAAAGTCGGCCCATTCCGGTTTTCTGGGGATCGGTTCTTTTTGCAGTAGGTCCCGCACGGTCTGCCAGCGCCGCACGCCGACAGCGGTCATCTGCTCCCGTTCGCTGGCCTGCTGCCACCACTGCTGGTAACTGGCCGGATCGGGAATCAACTGGCCGGTGGCAGTCTGGAAGGCGGCCATAGCGGCTGGGTTCTGGGCCCATTCCGGCGGCGGCCGGAGCACCGGGATGGTCATGCAGCGGCAGTTTGGTTCGTCAGGTAGGTCCGGCAGAAGCTCGCCTCGCTCGTCCCGGTACAGGCCGTCGGGACCTTGCCAATAGATGCGGCCGTTGCGTGCGACATGGTGCGGCCGAGTCCACTCGTCCATGACGGCCACGATCTGCAGGCCCTGGAGCATGCCGCCCATGCCCTGGAAGGAGCTACGGCCAGCCCGCTCTGCCACCCGACAGCCTTCGGTCCGAGCGATCCGCTGCGCTTTGTAGGCCAGGCCGTCGGTCCACCGCTCCAGCCGAGCCCGGAGTCCATCGACGTTTTCCCCGGCCACCAGGCCATGAACCAGGTCATTGAACATGGCCTGCCGGACTGGTTCTTCCCAGCGGCGCAAGCGCTCCTGCCACGACAGGCCGCCCGGCGGGGCAGAAATGAGCCAATCCGTGACCTGCTCTTCCTTGGGTGGCGGGAAAAGCAGCGACTGGACAAACTCCTTCGCCTTTTGCCCCCGAATCGCTCCCCGAACGATCGGCTCCCAGTCGTAGCGGACCTGCCAGGCTGGTTGTTGGGGTTCTGGCACGGTGGCTTCTCGGACCGGCAGTTTGGCTTTGGCCGCCGCCAGCCCAGCAAACACCGGAAGCCACTCGGCAGGCAGGGCGTCCAGCACGGCCTGGCCGGCGGTTCGGTAGCCCAGAAGGCCCAGCGGGATGAGCTGGTCTTGCAGGGCCTGCCGTGCCTGGCCCAGAAGTTGCTCGATCCGGCGGCGCAGGCTGGCTAGGCCTACCAGGCCCACGCGGCTAGCCAGTTCGGCGATCGGGCCGGCCAGACTGCGGTATCGTCGTCGGATGGCCACGGCGGCCTGCTGCACGGCCTGAAGCAGCTGGACTTGACGCTGGTGGAACCGTGCAGCCAATCGCTCTTGCAACAGGCTGGTCCTGGGCCGGCCTGGTTTGGCTTCCAGCAATGGGATCATCGGCCGAAACTCCTTAGCCTTTTCCCAACAGTTGGGGATAGCAGGGGTTACTCGGCGGCCTGGTCCATGAGGGAGCGTTCTTGCTCGTAGTTATAGCCGTGGCGGGCCGCTACGGTTTGCGGGCTGACCACGCCCAGGGTCAAGAGAATCTGATCGGCCTGGGCTTCTTTGAGCCGGTCCCGGCTCAGCACGATGGGGGCCTCGGCGTCGATTTCCACCAGGCGGCTTACGCCGTCGGGCAATCGGCCCGCCCGTTCGGCCACCTCCAGCGCTCGGCGCAGGATCTGGATATCGTACCAGATCATCTCCGCCTGGAGCCGCTCGCACATTTTGACGGCCGGTCCCTCGGCCACCATGGTCGACGCGTAGTTGGCGTTGCTGGCGTCGGCCGAGAGCATAAACTCTGGCATACAGAGCCGGGCGGCAATGGCGCGCAACTCCGCCTGGAGGGCCACGACGTACTTGGCAACGTCGATGCCACTTGCTGGGAAGGTGTACTCCACGCCAGGCGGAGTGTCCACAATGGCGCCGGGGGGAAACTGCTGGTAAGTTTTCGTCTGGCCGGTCGAAGAGTCGGTCTGTTGCAAGCTGGCCAGCCGGGCCACGTACTGCTGGATACTGCCGGCCGTGGCGCCGGTGTGCCGACGCACGATGGCAATGGCCGATTGGATGCTGGCTACCGTGCTCATGTTACGCAACAGTTTCCAGGCCCGGCGCAGGTTGTGCCGGACCGGCCACAAGAGCGGCAGGCCACGCGGAGCGGTGCGATCCACGTTGGCCTTGCGGTGCTGGACCTGAGTGGCCGCAATCCGCTGAAAACTGCCTGGCTGGTGGAGGTCCAGTTGGACCCAGTAGGCCCGGACCGTTTCCGCATCCAGCGGATCGGTCTCGATGCCGAAGGGCGCTTCCTGTCGGCCAGGCGGCTGGCGAACCTGCTCCGGCTCAACAAACCGCACGGTCAACCGTCCGGCGTCGTCAAAGAGACGCAAAAAGACTTCGCCGTCCCGGTCCATGCGGCGCTGGATTTCCTGTTGGCGTAGGCCCCAGTCGTGCCGCTCCTGGAAGTCCAAGAGTTCCGCGTCGATCCGTTCCATGGTGGTCTGGTCGATTTGGGCTGCTGGCCTAGGACGCAGCTTGTACTGATGGCCGCTTCCGACCACGTAGCTGATGCGGTTTTCGATGGCCGAAAAAGCAAACGGGTGGCTTGCGGCCAGCCAGCGGCACTCCTGCCGGATCAAAGCCAGGTCGCCCTCGGTCCGGTACGGCGTGCTGCCGTCCTGGTCCATGACCAGACCCAGCGGAATCCAACTGGGTAGATCATCTTCCCGGTCCAGCCAGCG